ACAATATGTTATTTCATTTTGTACCATTCAGTTAAATCATCTTCTTTCTTTGTCATGTATTTACTTATACAAGCTAATACAATTTCTTCTTTATTGTGATTAATTACTACCCATTCATTTGATCCAGACGGAGACTTTACTATGTCTCCTCTAGCTAAAACTGTATTACCAACTTTATTTTGAAGTATCATATACCCTCCTTTTGCTGGTAAGAATATTTATATAAATAAAAATTCAATTAATTTAAATTTTATTGTTGACATCTCTGTAAAAATGAGTGATAATATTTATATAAAATGAAAAGAGAGGAAAATATGTCAAGATTAAAAGATAAAATTATAGGAATGGAAGAACAGATCTTCGCAATAGATGGTATTGAAGATAAGTTTAGTGAAGCTGAAGATATCTCAGAAGTTAATACTTTTGTAATTAATGCTTTAGAATTAACATCTTCATTTGATATTGAAACTGCTAAAGAAATTGTATCTGAGCAGTGGAATGAATTTTGGTCAAATATTATTTAACAGTGCAGTAGGAGGTAGAGATATATGGCACATCAAGTAGAAACAATGGCGTATGCTGGTGAAGTTCCATGGCATGGACTTGGAGTTAGAGTACACCATGATTTAAATCCTGTTCAAATGATGCAGAAAGCTGGTTTGGATTGGGAAGTAAAAGAAGTAAAGACTTATGCTCATTATGATAATAAAATGATACCAACAGGTCAAAAGTCTTTAGTTCGAACATCTGATGCTAAAGTACTTACTAACGTAGGTGAAGGTTGGCATCCTGTTCAAAACAAGCAAGCATTTGAATTCTTTTCAGAGTTTGTAAATGCAGGCGATATGGAAATGCATACTGCTGGTTCACTAAGAGGTGGTCAGATGGTTTGGGCTTTGGCAAAAGTCAAAGATTCTTTTGAATTGTTTGGAGGAGATAAAGTAGATTCATATTTATTATTCTCTAATCCTCATCAATATGGAAAATCTATTGATGTTAGGTTTACACCTATTAGAGTAGTTTGCAATAACACTCTTACTCTTTCACTTGGTGCAAAGAGTAATAACTCTGTTAAAGTAGGACATAAGTCCGCTTTTGATCCTGAGCAAGTTAAACAAGCTCTAGGAATTGCTAATCAAAAGTTAGATACTTATAAAGAGATGGCTGAGTTCTTAGGTTCTAAGAGATATAATATTGAATCTTTGATTGAATATTACAATTCAGTGTTTCCTCGTACTGCTGATAAAAAAGTACAAGGACAAAAGTTGTCTGCAGAGACTTTATCAAGAAATGCTAAATTAGCTCTTGATATTGTGGAACAACAGCCTGGAGCTAAGTATGCTGAAGGTTCTTGGTGGCAGGCATTTAACTCTGTTACTTTTGTAACAGATCACGTTCAAGGTAGAAGTGCAGATAATAGAGTGTACTCATCTTGGTATGGTTCTAATCAGCTTCGTAAAAAAGAAGCATTAGAGAATGCAATTAAATATGCGGAGGTAGCATAATGGCACCAAATCCACACTACATCAATATGATAATTAATTTTAGCATATTGGGAACTTTAATCTATGTAGCATTACAGGTATCTTAATGGCTAAAAAACATAACATTAATATGTTAGCTGCATGGGCAAGAAGTTGGGGGATCAAGGGGTATGAACACCTTGATCCTACTAATCGAGAAAAGAATCGTAGAAGAAATCAAAGATCGCTTAATGAAAGAAATAGAAGGAGTGTATATAATGAGCAATCAAAGAAGAGGTAAATGGAAATCTGCTGTCTTAGATAGTGGAATGAGTCAAATGAATTTAAGAAACTTTTTTAGAGACTGCAAAGAGCTTTTAGAAGAAGTTGGTAATCAAGATGCTGCATTTTACTTTGAACAAATTATGGATGAAATAAATGCTGGTAATAATCTTCCTAGAGATAAAAAATCTGTATCAAGAGTCTTAGGATTATAAAGTAAATAGATAACAACGTATAAGAATTAACTTATACTTAACTATGGAGAAATTACTATGGAACTAGTAACTCTATGGATGTTTGTAGGTTTTCTATTTGCCGCATACTCCGTAATTGCTAACGATTCAGTACAGACTCTCGGTACATGGATCGCATCAAACAATGAGAGATTTAATTGGAAAGTTATGTGGGGAGCAGCTTCGGCAGTTCTCCTTTATACTTTATGGTATGGTTGGTACACTAATGGTGGTGATATCAGTTATGGACGACTTAATAAGATTCCATTCCAAGATATTCAATGGTATCATGCCGCAGCACCAGGATTACTTTTAATACTTACAAGAATAGGTGTACCTGTTAGTACTTCTTTTTTGGTATTATCAGCATTTGCATCCACTTTTGTTTTAGAAAAAATGTTAATGAAATCTATGATGGGATATGCAGTGGCAGCTGTTGCAGCATATGTTATTTGGATTGGAGTAACTAAAATACTTGACGAAGATAAACCTGTTAAAGAAGAACATAAGGTTTATTGGAGAGTCGGTCAATGGTTTACTACAGGATTTTTGTGGTTTACATGGCTATCACACGATATGGCAAACATTGCAGTATTCCTTCCTAGACAAATACCAGTAGATCTAATGATTGGTATTAGTTTTGTTTTTATAGCAGGACTATGGTATATGTTTAGAGAAGGTGGTGGTAAAATTCAGCAAATTGTTTTGGAAAAACATAACACACGATATGTTCGAAGTGCAACAATTATTGATGGTGTCTATTGGATTATTCTTTTCTTCTTTAAAGAACTTAATGATATTCCAATGTCAACAACATGGGTATTTGTTGGTCTTCTTTGTGGTAGAGAACTTGCAATGGCTACTATGACAGGCAAGGAAAAATTTAAGGTTGTATTTCCTTTGATTGGAAAAGACTTTCTTAAAATGATGGTTGGACTTGCAGCTTCAGTTGGAGTTGTGTTAGCAATCCATTATGTAATTGTTCCTGCTGGATTATAACAATAATTTTTATAAAAGGAAAAGCGGCTTCGGCCGCTTTTTTTTATTTTATTTTTATTATAAATAGGCTATAGTAAATATGTTAGGATAACTACTATGCAAACTTTTGGATCTTTTATTACTGAGAAGTCTAATATAGACGCACTAAAAAAACAAGTTAATAAATTAGGTTATAGTAAAATAGAAGATAAAACTAGAACAATGTTTGCTGTATACGTACCTAAATCAGATAGAGCAATAGAAATAGACAAGGTTGCTAATTCATTAAAAAATCAAGGAGCAGAAAGAGACACATCTACAGCTGCATTAAAAAAAGGTGGATCATTAGGAGTTATAAAATTTACAGGTGGACCATATCAAGAATTAAACATTGTTTTTAAACCTGATGCATCAAAAGATTTGACTACTGATGAACATGAATCGTTGTCAGCTTATGTAGCAGCATTGAAGTTTAAGGATCCTAATACAGATTTTACTTTAGATGAATTTTCAAAACTTCCTGTACAAAGTCAGTACACTGCTAAACAATTATTAGATAAAGCTCCACAAGGTTGGATGCAAAGTAGTATTCTTCATGCTGAAAGATTACATAGAACATTTGGTAAAGGTAATTATATATTTTGCCAAAGGTCAAATAGTAAGTTTGTTGATAATATAAGTTCTAAAGCATTAGAATTACTAAAAAAAGCAGATCATAAAATAGGACTTGATAAATGGAATCCAGCAGATATATGGATGGTAAATCCTAAATTAATTAATATGAGTTTTGATCACTTTGATAGTATTCATATGTTAAATACATTTTTGTATGAACAATATACTAAGAAAATGTTAATAGGAGTATCTTTAAAACAAGCTAAAGGAAAAGCAAAAGCTGAAGTTTTTAATTATAGATTAGGACAAAGACCTGTGACATTAGACAGTATGAACTTAGGCAAAACCACTTATACTAAATCAATAGATGCGTTTATAAACTATAATAAAGGATCAAGTATTGTATTACGCTCATTTAAACCCACAGCTGATATATCTGGTGAAATAAATGGTAAGTATGCACAAGGTGGTAAAGTAGGTTTTGGACCATTAAATAGAATAATAGGTGAATGTGTACCAAGAGCCAAACTAACAAAGAATTCAGATATTTTAAGAATGTTTAAAGCTAGTCCAGACAGATATCTTAGTCAAATGTATGACAAAGCTAAAGCAACAGATAAAAAAGTTGTGTCAATGGATAAACAACAATTTAAAAAGGATGTCTTAGCTAGAGGTGCAAAAACAACACCATATGTTGTATCTAAGACTCAAGCAACTGAAGTAATAAATGAACTTCAAAAAGCATCAAAAGATAAAGTAGAATGTGCAATAGCAAAGATGATTTCTTATGCAGCATCATCAACAGAAGTAAGTTCAGTGTTTGTGAAGGTAAGTTAATATGGAATTTAAAGAATTTATATCAGAACAAAAAAATACTCATATGACACATATAGAGGATAAAGTTCTTTATGGAGGAGTTAAGGGAACTAGAGAAGCAATACTTGCATTAAGATCATTAAGAGATGCTTTAGGGGGTATTCATGATGGAAATGTATCTGTAAAATGGGATGGTGCACCAGCTGTATTTGCTGGAACAGATCCTTCAGATGGAAAATTCTTTGTAGCAAAAAAAGGAATATTTAATAAAAATCCAACAGTGTACAAAACAAACAAAGATATTGATGATGATACATCTGGGGATCTTAATATCAAATTAAAACAGGCTTTGGAATATCTTCCTGAGCTAGGAATAAAAGGAGTAATACAAGGTGACTTTCTATACTCTTCTTCAGATGTTAAAACCAAAAAAATTAAAGGTCAATCTTATGTTACCTTTCATCCTAACACAATTGTATATGCAATACCTGCAGGCACACCAATGGCCAAGGAGATCAAAAGTGCCAAAATAGGGATTGTGTGGCACACAACATATAAAGGATCTACATTTGAAAATATGAAAGCATCATATGGCGTTGATGTATCAAAGTTTCGTAGATCTAAAAATGTTTGGTCTCAAGATGCTATGTTAAGAGATCTAACTAATTATACTATGTCAAAAAAAGACACGGAGGAAGTTAATGGGTATCTTTCAGAAGCTGGGAAAATATTTAACAAAATTAGTGGCAGTACTTTACGTTCCTTGGAACGTAATCAAATACTTGCTCAGCACATTGAGACATTTAATAATACCTTTGTACGTAAAGGTCAAGTTGTTCAAAATACGACTAGTCACGTCAATAATCTCATTCGCCATATTCAAACGAAATACAAAAAAGAAATAGACAAACGTAAAACTGATAAAGGAAAAGCAGGTCAACAAAAGAAATTAGATGAATTATTATCTTTTTTTTCAGAAAGTAATAAGAAATCCCTTAAAATGATGTTTGATTTACAGAAAGTAATAATTTTAGCTAAATTAAAAATTATAAATATACTTAATAAGTTGAACAAGTTAGATACATTCCTTAAAACTCGTAATGGGTATAAGGTAACGGGTCAAGAAGGATATGTAGCTATTGATCAGCTTGGTGGTGATGCGGTTAAGATTGTTGATCGAATGGAATTTTCATTCGCCAACTTTAGCCCAGATATACTAAAGGGATGGGATAAACCAGGGAGAACATAATGGCACTATTGTCATTTAAAGATTTATACACAGCAGAATATCGTCCAGGTGAGGACGAACTTACAAACTATCGCGCTTATAGAAGAAAGCGTCTTTCCGAAAATACAGAAGTTCAAGAACAAGATGTTGATGAAGCTCTCAACATGCAACAACGTATGAAGCGTTCGCGTATGATGAAGAGAATGAAAGCTCGTATTAAGTTAGGTAGAGACAGAGCTAAAAAAAGAATGGCTGATAAGAAAAAACTTACTAAGCGTTCTATGAGACAAGCTCGTAATAAAATTGTACAAAAGATTACAAAGGGTATACCTAAGAGTGAATTGTCATTTGCAAGAAAACAAGAAATAGAAAAAAGATTAGAAAAACCAGCTATCAAAGCTCGTATAGCTAGACTTGCAAAAAGAATGATGCCTAAGATTCGTAAGAAAGAGGTTGAAAGAAGAAAGGGATGATTTGGAATATATTACCTAATGAAGCAAATGAAACAATTATATCTTATGCTGAAACAAATGATTGGATGTTTGCTAAACATGGTAAAAATACAGGACAACCAGTAAATACTTGGCAAAAAGATTTTACTAAGATTGTATTAGATTATGTTGATAATTATTCTACTTGTGTAGATGTAGGTTCTCATTATGGATTCTTAACAAAAGAATTTAGTGATATTTTTGAAAGTGTTTATTCATTTGAGATGAATAAAAAAGTATATAAATGTTTTTTAAAAAATATTAGTGATTTAAATAATGTTAAATCATATAATGTAGCTTTATATAACACACAGACAAATGAGTTACAATCTACTAACAGTAATGATAGTGGATCAAATAAAATAGATAAACATGGAACTGTTAAGGTAAAAGCAAAAACCTTAGATAGTTATAAACTTAAAAATTTAGATTTGATAAAGATTGATGTTCAAGGAAGTGAGTTACAAGTTATAGAAGGATCTGTTGAAACTTTAACAAACAACAATCCTATAGTAGTAGTTGAAATTTTGAATCAAAGAACATACAATGAATTTATTAAAAATAAAAATACTATTGATTTATTATTCTCATTAAATTATGAAATTGTAAATGTAGTAAAGAATGATTATATTTTTAGAAAGAAAAAATAACAATGATTAATTCATTTAAGAATTATTTAGTAGAAGAGGAAAAGACTGTTTTTTTTACATTCGGTCGGATGAATCCTCCTACGACTGGTCATGAAAAATTATTAGATAAACTATCACGTAAGGCTGGTAGAAATCCTTATAAAATTTATTTGTCTCAAAGTCAGGATAGAAAAAAGAATCCATTATCATATGGAGAAAAAATAAAATATGCTAGAAAAATGTTTCCAAGACATGCAAGACAAATCATATTAGATAATAAAGTTAAAAGTGTATTCAATATATTAACTAGATTATATGATGAAGGGTTTAAAAATGTGTCTATGGTTGTGGGATCAGATAGATTAAATGAGTTTGATATTTTATTAAATAAATATAACGGAAAAAAAAGTACACATGGTTTTTATAACTTTTCTCGTATTAATGTTGTGTCTGCTGGTGAACGTGATCCTGATAGCGACAATATTGATGGAATGAGTGCATCTAAAATGAGAGCAGCTGCATCTGAAGGAGACTTTGTATCATTTTCACAGGGACTGCCTAAAAACGTATCCAATCCTAATGCAAAGGCTTTGTATAATTCTGTTAGAAAAGGTATGGGATTAAAAGAACAAAAAGAATTTAAAAATCATGTTCAATTAAAAACTGTATCTAATATAAGAGAAAAATATATAAAAGGTAATTTATATAACATAAATGATACTGTTGTAATTAAAGAAACAGATGAGATTGCAAAAATTAAACGGTTGGGATCAAACTATGTTATAATAGAATCAGGAGGTAAAATGTTCAGAAAATGGTTAAATGATATTGAGTTAATTGAAGCAAGAACACCTCAAGATCCTGATATTGCAGATAGAAAAGGTACACAACCTAAAAAGTATCATACCGGATTAGCAAAATCAACAAAAGCTGCAAGAGATAGACAATTTAAAAAACAAACTAAAATGAGAGACGATGATCCAAAAGCATATAAACCAGCTCCAGGAGACAAAGAAGCAAAAACAAAACCAAGCAAATATACAATTGCAGTTAAAAAGATGATGGGAGAAAGCTACACTTCTTGGACAAATCAAGAACCTGTAGAGTATGCTAAACATTTAGAAAAAACATTTGGCAAGCCAGATGAAATGACTGATAGTCAATTATGTTGGTTTGCAAAAGACGGATTCAAGAGAATAGTTATTAAAGACGAATATATTTTACATGGATCCCCAGCACCACATTATGATTTTATCTACTGCTATATTGATCTTATAGTTCCAGAAAAATTTGCAAAACCCTTAGCTGAATCTAGTGGCAGTATATTAATTGATTATTTAAAAGGAGAAGTAGGAGCAAGATGTGGTTCTATTACAGCTAATGCTACTACTCTTAATTATGTATTAGATGTTGTTGCTGGACGTGCAATACCTTCTAAAAAAGAATACGAAAAAAGAATTTTAGGCATGAAGAAAATGTTTGCCACAGGTAAAAAATATACTACTGATTGGTGGCCAGATGAATCAGGAGATGCGGATCCTAAAAACCCATATTATAAAGCTATGGAAGAAGGTATCAAACCATTTAAATTATTTACTGAACAAGATGCGTTAACATTAGCTAAAAAAAGAATAAACAGAGAAAAAGAACGTGATAAAATTAAACATGATAGAATGATGGATCGAGCAAGAACACAGGCAACAAGACAAAAAAACAGAGAGACGGTACCAAAATGATTACTTTTAAAAAATACATAAATGAGGCTTCATTTGCAGATAAGTCTAAGGCATCAGGTATATCTGTAGCCACACTTAAAAAAGTATACAATAGAGGAGTTGCAGCCTGGAAAACAGGTCATAGGCCTGGTACAACTCCATCCCAATGGGGACATGCAAGAGTTAATGCGTTTATAGCTAAAAAGAAAAAAGGTAACTTAAACCATGATAAAGATTTGGCTTAGGAGAAATATATGAAGGATTTTTTTAAATTAAGAAGAGAACTGCAAGAAAAAAATTGGGCAGGCTATTCTGCAATCAAAGGAGCAGATAAAACCCATGAGGATAATATGGCAAAACATAATGGTGTACATCATTTTGGTTTTGCAAAAGGCGAAAAGGCTCATCCTAAAGTTATGGCTGCAGCAAAAAAGATTAAACATAATGATCATTCAGTAGATCATATTAAATTAAAAGATGGTCATAGCTTACAAACACATTCACATGATCAAGGAGATTTTGTACATATTCATCACATCCATAATGGTGAACACAAAGGCACTTATAAGTACAATGTTCCTCATGAGGAACGTGAGAGACATCCTGGAGATGCTGCTATTAAGAAATCTCTTAAACATGCACCACCTCATGTAGTTAAAGCTGCTTCACAGCATCTTAATAATAAAGAAGATGAGCAACATGGAGATTAAGTAAAAACAAATGAAAACATTTTTTAATCTAGGAGAAGAA